TTTGCCAGCACCACGTTCGGCTCCGAACAGCCGCTGATCGCCTCGGAACTGCTGGGCCAGGGGCGAGACCCGCTGGCCCCGATCAAGGACGCGGTCACCGCCGACGGCGATGTCGTGGTGCCGATCGACGTCGAGAACCTTGGGCTGTGGCTGAAGGCGGCCTTCGGCGCGCCTGTCACCTCCGGCACGACGCCCAAGACCCATACCTTCCAGTCCGGCAACTGGTCGCTGCCGAGTATGGCCATCGAAACTGCGATGCCCGAGGTGCCGCGTTACGCGATGTACACCGGCTGTGTCTGCGATCAGCTGTCTTGGCAGATGGCGCGGTCAGGGCTCCTGACCGCGACGGCCCGGCTGGTCGCGCAGGGCGAGAACGTCGCCGCCTCCACAGCCGCAGGCACGTCCACATCCCTGGCGCTACAGCGGTTCGGGCATTTCAACGGAGCGATCACCCGGAACGGCTCGCCGCTCGGCAATGTCATCTCGGCCGAGGTGACCTATTCCAACGGCCTCGACCGCATCGAGACCATCCGCTCGGATGGCCGCATCGAAGGGGCCGACCCCGGCATGGCCGCGTTGACGGGCCAGATCCACGTGCGCTTCGTAGACCAGACGCTGGTGACGTACGCAAAGACGGGCAAGGCCTGCGAGAAGGAATTCTCTCAGAACCTTTTCGTCAAAATCAATTAACCCTATTAAAATACTGAAGATTAGCCACCATGCGGTGGCTTCTTCGGTCGAAATGGCTTGTGTGTAATCACGAAATTTGCAGCCGAAACTGCGAATTGCCCCAATCCGAATGCAGCTCTAATCTCTGCATCGTGCCTCTTGATCCAAGATTCGTCGTTCGGATGATCATCAACGTGGGTTGAAGCATCAATTTGCTTCGAAATGCCGTTGTATTTTACTGTATGCATGTTTCACCTGCATTTGATGCGAGGCCCTCATTTCGGATAGCTAACACACTCTGGCGCAAAAGCAAGTGAAATTTTTATGAAATTGTAGTGCCCTCGCTTGCGCCCTTTCCGGTCAATGCCAAAACATAGAAGCCCTGCTGGAAATCTGGCCGGTCTTCGAGGCATTTCAGACCCAATATGTCGCCAAAGGTCTTATCCTGGACGCGGAAAAAAACGTCTCCGTGCCCTTGCCGACTGGCCCTTCGGCGGGGGCGAAGGCTACTGCGCGGCCTGCGGAACAGCCTGTCCCGACTGCCCCGCACGGCTGAACCGGCCGCTGACGCTGGAAGGCGCGCAGGTCTGGGACCTGGCGCAGCGCCTCGGCGGGCAGATGCGCGTCATCCCCGGCGCGGTCATCGGCTGGGACATGGGCGCGGCGCTGGCGATGGCCCGGGCGCTCGGGATCGACCTGCTGATCGCTGCCGAACTGCTGCCCGAGATCAAGGCGGTGATGGTGCGCAAGCTCAACGAACAGATCGGAGAGGGCCATGGCTGAGAAACGCGTCTCTGTCCGACTGGTCGCGGAAGGCGGCCGTCAAGTACGTGCGGAACTCGAAGGGATCGGTGAGGCGGGCACGCGCGGGTTTGGTCGCCTGTCCTCCGAGATGGAACTGGCCAATGCCCGCCTCGGCAGCTTCGCCCGCAAGGCCGGGATCGCACTGGCGGCGGTGACAGCGGCCGCGGCCGCTGCGGGCGTGGCGATGGTCCGCTCGGGGCTCGATGTGATCGGCGCGCAGGCCGACATGGCGGCCTCGCTCCGGACCACCGTCGAAAGCCTGCAGGTGCTGACATGGGCTGGGGAACTGGCTGGTGTCTCGATGGGCGAGATCGAACAGGCCACCAAGAAACTGACGACGCGACTGTCTGAAGCCGCCGCTGGGTCAGGATCGGCCGTTGGTGCGCTGGAACGGTTGAATTTGACTGCCGCCGAACTTCAGGCCTTGCCGCTCGACCAGCGTATTGTCGCAATTCAGGAAGCGCTGAACCGGTTTGTGCCCGAAGCGGAACGGGCTGCTGTCGCCTCTGACCTTTTCGGTGACAAGGCGGCGCTGGCGTTCCTTCGCATCGACCCGGCCACCCTGCGGGAGGCGGCACAAGATGTGCGCGACTTCGGTGTCGCGGTCAGCGCGACCGACGCGGCCCAGATCGAACGCACCGGCGATGCCATTGCCAAGCTGAGCCTGATCTGGCTCGGCCTGACCAACCGCCTGACCGCTGCTGTCGCCCCGGCGCTGGAAACGGTGGCGAACGCTCTGGCCGACATGGCGCGCGGCACCGGGCCCATCGGCGGCGCGATGACCGCCGTCTTTGATAACCTCGCACGCCTCGCAACCTATGCTGCAACCTTCGCCGCCTTCATGGCGGGTCGGTGGGTGGCCGGGCTGGCCGTTGCCGCCCTTTCGGTGCGTGGCCTCGCAACGGCGCTGGTCTTCCTGCGCGGGGCGCTGATCCGCACCGGCATCGGCGCGCTGATCGTTGGCGCGGGGGAACTGGTCTATCAGTTCTCGCAGCTTGTGGCCCGTGTCGGCGGCGTGGGCGAAGCCTTTCGCTTGCTGAGCGACCTGGCGTCCGAAGTCTGGTCCCGCATCGGTCTGTCACTCGATGCGGCCTTTGCCAATATGGCCGCTGGCTGGGAAGGATTGAAAGCGGCCGGGCTATCAGCATTGGAAGGCACAATCGCGGGCGTGGTCAGTTTCGGCGACCGGACGGCTGCGATCTTCCAGGGGGCTTATGATGCCGCGGTAGCAATCTGGGGTAGTCTGCCCGGCGCCATCGGCGACTTCGCCTTTCAGGCCGCGAACGGGCTGATCTCAGGCGTCGAGGCGATGCTCAACGGCGTCGTCACGCGCATCAACAATTTCATCAACGGGTTGAACGCCGCGCTGGACCTGCTGCCGGACTGGGCGGTCGGCGAAGGTGGGGTGCGGATCGGCACACTGAACCCGGTGGAACTAGGGCGTATCGGCAACCCCTTCGAGGGCGCGGCAACGGCCGCAGGTGCCGCCGCCGCAGATGCCTTCTCCGCCGCGCTGGCGCGCACCTACCTGGAACCACCTGACCTCAGGCTCGGTGCCATGGCTGACGACGCCCGCGCCCGGGCCGACGGCTATCGCGAAGCGGCCGGGATGCTGGCCGATGCCGCCGGTCGGCCCCTGGCTAGCTGGCAGGCGCTGAAGGATGCGGTGACCGGCACGGGCAACGAGGCCGAGACCGCGCTGGCGGATGCGGCTGGCGCGGCCGATGCCCTGACAGCCGGTCTGAACGACACCGCCACCGCCGCCGATGGCGCTGGCGGCGCTGCACGCGACGCGGGCGCTGCGGTCGCCGAGGGTGCGGAAACCGCCCTCACCGGCTGGCGTGCCGTCGCGGCAGCACTCGCCGATTACGCCGCCAAGGCGCGCGACATCGGCGGCGATATCGGCAGCGCGCTGGTCGGCGCCTTCCAGAGCGCCGAGAACGCCATCGGCGACTTCGTGGAGACCGGCAAGCTCGACTTCCGCGATCTGGTCACGTCGATGATCGCCGATCTTGCGAAGCACGCCGCCCGGCGCTTCATCCTCGGCCCGATTGCGAACGCCCTTTCCGGCGCGCTGGGCGGCGCGGGTGGGATCTTCGCCAACATCCTGCATTCGGGCGGGGTGGTCGGTGGGCCAGGCCCCGGCCGGATGGTCCCGGCCTTGGCCTTCGCGGGCGCGCCGCGCATGCACAACGGAGGCTGGGCCGGGCTGCGGCCGGATGAGGTGCCCGCGATTTTGCAACTCGGGGAGCGGGTCCTCTCGCGCCGGGAAGCGGCGGGATACGGCCAGGCGGGCGCGTCCACCGTCAATGTCACGATCAACGCGCGCGACGCCGAGAGCTTTCGCCAGTCCCGCACGCAGGTCGCCAGCGACATCGCCCGCGCAGTGTCGCTCGGGCGACGCGGCATGTGAGGACCAGCCATGGCATTTCACGAGGTCCGGTTTCCGGACACCATCAGCCGCGGGGCGCGGGGCGGCCCCGAGCGCCGCACCCAGATCGTCGAATTGGCGAGCGGTACCGAGGAGCGCAACGCCAGCTGGGCCAATTCGCGTCGCCGCTACGACGTCGCCTACGGTATCCGCCGCGCTGACGATCTGGCAGCGGTCGTCGCCTTCTTCGAGGCACGCAACGGCCGCCTGCACGGATTTCGCTTCAAAGACTGGGCTGACTTCAAATCCTGCCTGCCCTCGCAGACCCCGGCCTCAACCGATTAACCCATCGGCACCGGTAACGGGTCGACCACTCTGTTTCAGCTCACCAAGCGCTACACCTCCGGCGCACAGTCCTGGACGTGGGCGATCACCAAGCCCGTCGCGGGGACCGTCCGGCTTGCCCTGAACGGCGTCGGGCAGATGTCGGGCTGGAGTGTCGATACGACCACCGGCAGCGTGACCTTCACCACCGCCCCGGGCGCGGGCGTTGCAATCACGGCGGGCTTCGAATTCGACGTCCCCGTTCGCTTTGACACCGACATGCTCGACGTCACCCTCGATCTCGAGCGGCTCGGGTCGATCACAGCCATCCCGCTGCTGGAGATCCGGCGATGAACGAAGAAACCGGCTTCATCGCCGCCGCGCTGCGCGATCTGGCGACCTCTACCGCCGTCATCCTGGCGGCCCGGGGCGCACTTGGCGGCGCCACCAACGCCCTTACCACGCGAATGCGGCTGCGCGATGCACTCCGCCACATCCTGCTCGGCGGTCTGATTGCCGCCGGGATGGGCAGTCTGTCGATGGCGGTCATCACCGCCTGGCTCGGCCTGCCATACCAAGCGATCCCGGCCGGGGGTGCGGCGGGTTCTGCCGCCTACCGCGTCGGCGTCTTCGGCCCCGCCTTCATCGAGGTCGTGCTCGCCCGGCTGCGCAGTGGCAAGGGGGGCAACCCCGATGCATGAACTTCTCCGCCTTGCGCGCGCCATCCGCTGCGATGCCGCCGATCCGGCACAAGCCTTCAGCCATCGTCTGCGCATCGGCCTTCTGGTCGCCGCCCTGATCCTGATCCTTTCCTCCATTTTCGGGTGATCCAATGCACATGACCGACCGGGGCCTCCTGGCCCTCGTCCGGCACGAAGGACTCGTGCCCGGACCTTATCTCGATGTAAAGAACGTCTGAACCTTCGGCATCGGCCATACCGCTGCCGCCGGTCCTCCCGATCCGGCGCGGATGCAGCGCGGCATGCCCGCCGATCTCGATGCCGGGATCCGCGAGGCGTTCCGGCTCTTCCGCGCCGACATCCTGGCCTACGAGGCCGAGGTGTTGCACGCGGTGAAGGTGCCGCTGCAGCCGCACGAGTTCGATGCGCTGGTCAGCTTCCACTACAACACCGGCGGCATTGCCAAGGCCTCGCTGACCCGGCATCTGAATGCGGGCAGCCGCCTCGCCGCCGCGCAGGGCTTCATGGGCTGGCTCCGGCCTGCCACTATCCGGTCGCGGCGTGAGGCCGAACGCGATCTGTTCCGCGACGGCCGCTATCCGACCGGCACCATTCTGGTCTGGGCGGTGGACCGCAACGGACGGGTGGATTTCTCGAGGCCCATTCGGCGACTGTCCGAGACCGAGGCGCTGACCCTGCTGCGTCCAACGGGTCAGCTGGTGCCGCCCCTGTCACTACCGGTGCCGACCAAACCGTCTGCCGCCCCGTCGTGGTGGCAGCGGCTGATGGAATTCTTCACGGGAAAGGCAACATCATGAACTGGAACCTCGCACGCGGGCTGGTCTATCTGGCCTGTCTTGCCGCCTCCGGACTGGCCATGGCCGGGCTGGCGGATTTCGATCTGGTGACAGGCAGCTTCGATCTGCGGCCCTTCAATCTCTACGCGCTGACCGGCACTGCCGGGGGCGTGGTCTCGTCCGCGCTGGCCTCGGTCGCCCTGTGGCGCGGCTGGGGGCGGAAGTGAAAGCGCTGCCGCCTGCACTTCAGGCCCATCTCGACGAGGGCACGACGACGCTGGCCTGGTGCTGGCGGATCGTGCGGGCCGATGGGGTGACGCTTGGCTTGATGCTGGCGGCAATCGTCTTGTTCTGGATATGAGTCCTGAGCCCAGGAACCACAAGCAGAATCCAATTCAGACCCCGGCGCTACCTCAAATCTTCAAATGCGATTCCCCTGCTTGAAGCCTGCAGGGATTCCCAAGCCGGGAAATGCGTGATTCATGGGAGACCTCAATCGTGGGGGTTTTCGCATGTCCCGCCGATCGCTTCTTGATCATTCAGGGGAATCGCATTTGAAGATTTGAGGTAGCGCCGGGGTCTGAATTGGATTCTGCTTGTGGTT